CACCAGGTCCTTGAAATCCGTGGTCCCAATATGAAACCCATGGCATTTCTTCGCCTTCTGGAGTTGGTAAAAAACGAACTACTGCATAACCGTTACCTGATTTATCAAGTTCTGGTTTCCACATAGTATCGTCATTAAAGGATTTTTTCTCACCTTGAGCTGGTGATGCGGTTTCCATGGCCGCTCTGAGCTTATCTAATGATGCTGACATTGTATTCTCCTATTATATTCGTATAACATTGTATTTGCATTTTATTAAACAGTACAAACCTATGCACTGCCTAGTCCATTATAAGACTTACATAGTGTCCTGTCAACCAGGTTTTCTGTAAAACTTATAAAGTCCTGGGTATATTTATACCCAAAATTGGTACTACTCACACAAATCTATTAATAATGATTTGTATTTCACTCGGTTGAATTCCACGAATGATTTGTATTTGTTTATTTTGACATGAATTCCAGGATAAATGATTCTCTCTGATATCAATCTATCCCAATCTTTAGTGAATCCTATAATACCATCCATTATACAGATTGTTTCTAAAGATACTTTCTTTGCCATAAACTCTTTTAAAAGAATAGGGTGTTGTCCGTTTTTAACTTCTAACACCTTCTGAATCTTCCTTTTACGAAGTAAATCACTTACTTCGGTTTCGAATAGATAAGATAACTTTTGATTATTCTTTTTCCATTCTTTGTAAACTTTAACACACTCATCACTCAATAAGTCTCCTGCCCACAAATCTTTTTTAGAAAGGTTTGCAATATAGAAATCTTGTAGTTCGTGTTTGTATGTTCTAAACAGTTTACCAAAATGATATCTGTCCTTTCGTTTGAGAAAGGACTTTATATCTGCTTTGACTTTGCCATTATACTTAACAAAGTCATAGTCGTTAGAATAGAAGTGTAATTTTATACCAAGGTATAAAGTGTATGCATCATATCCTTCACGACTCGTCATTAAGTAATGATTTTCTTTTCAGGTGGTGTTTGAATTAATGGTTCTTCTTTACCAATATTCGCAACTGCAGTTTGATGTGCCTCTGCTACCATTTCATTACACTCTGATACGAATACATAAGTTTGTACAACCATAGATTCAGGATTTTCTTTTCCTGTCACTGCGACTCCTTTAGCAAACCCCATACCACCTTCTGGATTCTTAACAATCATTTTCGGATTTTTAAGAGTCAATGGTTCAGTCTTTGCAAGTTCCCCTACATACTCTCCAGTAAAAGTCACAACGGTGACTACATCTCCTTTTTTCATAATATCTCCTATTATTTTTTAGTGTCAAAGAAACCTGATAGGGTTGCTTGACTATTAGTTCCACGATTTACCATATTTAAACCTGTTGCCTCTGCTTCTAACTTCTCCTTTAAAGGTGGAGATAAAAGTCTTTTGGCACTTTCAGGTTCTAATTGGTTCTCTTCACATACTTTAAGTATAGCAGACATTACATCTGATTTACCATAACGGCATATCTTCTCTACTTTTTCTGTAAATTCTTTTTTTGATATCATCTAAATTTCTCCAACTTCGTAAGTGGTATCGAAACCACCTTTTCTCATAGTCCACATATCTTCGTATGAGTCAAGTGTATCTAAATCCATTATAAGATTATTGATTGCATCTTGTTTGTCATCTGAAAGTTCTTCAATCTCATCTTCAAGGAAAGACATGAACTCTTCTTCTGTGACTCCAATCTCTGTCAACATTTCTGTTTCAACTTCCTTTTGATTAGCAATCTTAGTTTGATGCCATTCGTTTTCTATAAATCTAATTCCCATTTTACACTCCGTATATGTTTTTATATTGTTTTCTTAATTGAACTAAATCATCAATGTAGTCTAAAGGATTACATGAGAATAATTGAAAAGCATTAAGACCTTCTACTGCTACTAGAGCAACACATTCTTGTACTGCCTGTCCTGTCAACTCTTCTACCATAAGTGCATATGCAGTCATTTGAATAAACCATGGTTTTGCCATGTACTCTTCTTTATACTTACCACTTGTTTTGAAATCTATAATACATAATTGTTCATCTAAGATACCGACACAATCAACACGACCTGCCATTTCCAGATTTGGTGAGAACAAAGGTGCCTCTAAAGCAAGAGGTATAATTTCATCTAATACAGGTTGCATTGCATTGAACATGCCTCGTTGTAAATCATTCTCTATAATAATATCTTTCTCAGCACGAAGATAGTCTTCTACTAATTGGTGAAAGTTTGTTCCTCGTTTTGTTGCTGATGCTGTAATCTTGTTTGCAGTCTCTTCACCAACTCGTTTTCTCCAGAGTTTGATGTGTTCTCTATTTAAAAGACCTGTGACTGTTGTGACTGAAGGATACTTTGCTTCCATACCCTCGAACTGATACATTCTTTTACCGTCTTCACTTACAGTCTTTGCTTGTAGATTTTCTAAATCTGTTATTTCTATAAAATTTTGCATTTGTTTATACATTATACTACTACTTGTTGTTTTTGGATAGGCGGTTTTTAGTTTGTAAGTCAACATGTTTATTGACTATCTCTCTGGTCTTAATATCTTTTGCATCTTGTACACCAGCAATCTTATCTGCCATTGGTGAGAGTTTATGACCAGATGCAACTTTATGTAATACTTCTTTAAACCCTCCGTCAACTTTAACACGGTCTCCGTGGCCACCAACAATACTAGGAGTTCCAAGTATCTTTTGTAATAGGTGTGGATTGTCTAATTTGAATTGGTCAAGTTTAGTGTAAGACATGTTATGTTCTTCTATTTCACCAGTCTCATTATTTAAAAAATCATATAAGGGCATAATTATCTCATCATAAAATGTGGAATATCTCGTTGAGTCCACTTTGCGAAATCTTTTTTGTATTCGCGGTAGTATTTATGATAGGCCTCAATAGAGTTTCCTGGAACTTTGACATCTTCAGGCATACATTGAGGTGGTTCTGACCAAGTACCTAATGTGATATTATCAGGTAAACAATTAAGAATGTTTCTAAGTTTAGTATCAGTTAGGTGTTCTCTCTCATATCTGTATGTGTATTCGTCACACAATGCAGTAAACATATCGAATGCATATTGATATTGAATTGCATTCTCACGCACCCACCTGGTAGAGGGATGATTGATATGTGATGCCTTGTATAAGATATCTTCTCTATCGTAATCTAATCTCCACCTTTGAATTCTACGACCACTAGATGCATCAGTGTATTGTTCACCGTCTAACATTCTATGTGCAGTGGATAACATTTGTGCATACTCGATAATCATCTTAACTACATGTTTATCACAATGTAGTTTTGCACTGACTTCGGGTTCTTCGTGTAAGTAAAATAAATTCATAGTTCCTTGATTTCTTGTAGAATAGATTCTACATTATTCCATGCAAGGTGTCCAACGACATCTTGCGTTATAGGAGTATGGTATGTTATTTCACCTGTTTTGTCAACCGTGAAATCTAAGACTGCAAGTTCCCATAATCCATTCTGACCACCATAACTGAAATCATGTTTCACTACAGAGGCACCATAATCATTGTTGAACTTATAACGATGTTGAACACCATTATTAATATAGTCCGTGTTTAAGAGAAACTCTCTATGTCGTTTATGACCATGAACTTTGTCTATCGGTTTATCATACATTATACTAACTCCTTAATAATACTAACTAACACATTACCGTATTGTGCAAACCAACCTTGTTCTTCTGTTAGTGCAATACCATATTGGTCTGCAATCAGTATTGCAGTGTCGGTACCTAAGAATAGATTTCCTGCAAGTGTAAAACCTGCAACACTAATCAATAGAATCAGGTGGTCATTTGTTTTAAAACTATGAATCATATATCCTAAACAACCAATCATTATCGCTGATAGACTATAAATCTCCATGTGAAAGTTCCCACTCATTGCAAGTGTAAGACCGGCAAATACAAATACTGTGGAGACTATTTTAAGTCCAGTCAACATTGCATTTGTTATTTTAGTTTTAGTTCTCTTAGTCATAATTTACTCCTTTATGTCTCTCAACCAATCTCTATAATGGACTGGATTTTCTGTTACCTTTAAATACTCTTGGTACTCTTCTTTGTTTTCTTTTGACTTTGTCATAGCAGTAACCCAACCATCCGAGTTATCTTGCCATGTCTTAGTATTTTCTGTCATAAACCTAATATGAAAGCCAAAGGGATAAAAATATATAATCCCCAAATTAATTTTTCTACTCTATCGAATTGTTCCTTTGTCGGCATGTTTTTCTCCTTCGTCATTATCAAATGGACAACCATTGTGTCCTATCATTGATTTGTTTTTTTGTTCTTCTCTCCATCTTAGGAAGTCTATTGCAACCTCTCTTGATGTATGTGTAAGTGTTGATATCTTTTGTCTTTTCATTTGTAAAATATGTGATGTGTTATTTGAACTGTTTCGTTTAAGGTATCTGCCCAATACGGTTCAACCCATAAGTTGTGGTAATGTGTTGCACCCTCTGTAATGTCTGGATACTTACCCATAAGAACATCTTGTGCAACTATATAAGATTCGTAAAATGTATCAGTGTCTAAAGGTTCGTCTGATTTACCATCACAGAACCAACTAAACTGACATTGATTCCTAATCGGAATCATATTGCCTTTCCAGTTCTCTCTGTACTTCGCATCATATACAACACCACACACATCTTCTGGATATGCACTATGTTCCATTCTGTTAATAACAACTTGAGCAACGGCAACTTTACCTGCAAGGGGTTGATTGCCTGCCTCGAAGTAAATGTTTTTTGCAAGACAAATATTCTCACCGTTCTCATCTGAAGCATGAAGAAGACTAGGCATTAACATGATGAACATAAGTAATGCACCAAATCCCATACCAATTAAAAAAGCTCTGTAAGTATCACTCATCATTTTTCTCCCAAGGAAAGGGTTTGTTAATATGTAATCCTACAAATAACATACTAAACATAAAGATGCATAGTAGGGTTCCTCCTAAAAATCCTATTTCCATATTAACACCCACTTGTTGTGTGTGCATATGCATCGGGACAATCTTTGACTCCACACATACATTCGTCTTCGAACATATCACCTTGATTTGGGTTCATGTCTTGTGCGTTAGTTGTTCCGTAAGTTGCAAGATTATAAACATCATCTGCTGATAACTTACCCTCTGTACATTGTGCAATTAGTTTTGCACTTTCGTAATTAAGCGACATATCTTTCTCCGTTATGGTTCTCACCGTTTCTATTAAAGTTATCAAGTATCATGTCAACAACATCTGTTGCCCATATTGATTTACCACCAACATGCCATTGATACTCTTCAGTAGGAATTCTACCGTCTTTCCAATTATAAATTGTGACTGTCTCATAGTTCCAGTCGTCATAGTCAATCTCATCAACATTATTTGCATCGTACCATTTGGTATCTAAGTACCACTCACAATTGACTTTGTCATATGGGTCTGCACTTGTGAATGTTGGTGGACCTAAAACTTGACACAACCTGTCATAGGTTGTTGTCTTATATCCTTGCAATGAAGTCCCACCTGATGTCATATCAGGAGAACACACTTCGTAATCTTTTATTATCATATTAAGTCTCCTTTTTCACTATAGGTATATGGTATCAAAAAGTGATACGCATTGTCAAGCCCTATCTTGGATAAATTGTAAATGTTGTTGCATACTCTTTGATGCAATGATGAGGTGCTCTATTGTAAACACCTGGTATTGATTTGCCTCTGTACCTAATCCTCGAAGGATTATTCTTTAGAAAGTCTAAAACGAATTTGTGGTTCCTTACATTCATAGGAAGATTGGCATATTTAATATCGTATAAATTATTCATTAAACAAACCCTCCGTCTCTCTTTGTTCCTGCAATTGCACCTGAACAATAACCAGGTCCGTACATGAATCTATCACCTAATTTAAGAACAGGATAACCATCTACGAGATTACCTCTTGCTTTGTTTAGAGCAGGAGTTCCCCACCCAGCAGCGAGAAGAACATCTCCTTCTTTGAAATTTGGATTTGATTTGTTGATGAAGCCCCATACAGAACCACCACTACCATTTGAATCATCATAAGATACTATTTTAATATACTTACGACCTGCTTTAGCAACATAATAAGCACCATCTTCGGCACAATGAGGCCACCTTTCACATTTAAGTTTAGTCAATTCTGCACAAAGTTGGTCTACATATTCGTTTAAGTCTTTCATAATTGTCTCCTTTTTCATTATAGGTATATGGTATCAAAAAGTGATACGCATTGTCAACCCTATAAGAATAGAACTACATATGCACATGTGAAACATAGACCGATAAATCCAATTATCATCATTCTGTCGTCATTCATATATTTCTCCTAAATTTCGTATGGCAAATAGTCTTCTACTATCTCTTTGACTTTCTTTTCAGAGTACCAAAGACCACTGAACATTGATTCAGTTCCATCTTCCCATTGAACATAGTATCTCTTATAACCGAATGGTCTATCTGAAAAGATTTTAATATTTCCGTATGATTCTACTAATACTCTCATGCAAGTAACCCCTCATTTAAATCTAAGAACTCTAAAATTATTTCTCGTTCTGACTTCTTTAAGTCTTTTATTTCTTGGAGACCCCAAGTAGTTCCGATAGTCGTGAGTCTATTGCCAGCAACAACACAAGTATTCCACTTTGCATCATCTTTAGCAAACACTTTATTCTCTTCTGCCTGTGTTATCATTTCTCGACCTAGTTTGACTAACTTCATTGTTTCGTCCATGTTATACTCCTGTATTGTTATTAACAGTGTCTAGTATACTAAAAAGTGTGGGGTAATGTAAAGCGGTTTTATAAATTCTTTTGAATGTCGTCTAATTCTTGGAGTTTCTTATTGATAATTTCCACTCTGTTAGGCCAGTAGATGTAATCCTTATCTGAATCCTTTGCAAGATTCTCTAACAGTGGTCTTACAAAGTTATCCAATTTGTTGATTACATCCGTTGCAGTTGTAGTCTTCTCAATTATCTTTGTATCAATGGCCGCAAGTTCGTCTGCATCCATCGCTGTAAATCCGAAATCGTTATATTCTGTACTCATACTATTATTTAGTAAAGATGAACTCACTTAATTTGGATAAAGTTTCACCATATTGACCATGTGTATTCTGCCCTAAGAGGTTGCAAAACTCTATTTGTTTTAACTCTATGTTATCAGAGTTAAGAATAGTATCAACTCTATTTGTCATAGAACAAAATTCATACACTAGTGATTCAGATTTCTCTCCAATTTGTTTTTTAATTTCTTCTCTTGTGATTTTTTCTGCATCAAAATTATAATACTCTGTTCCATAGATTGAATGAAACCAACATGCCTTTATAACATCTTCACTGAACTCATGCTCTTGAGCAATCTTTCCAGTGGTGAGTAAGTGTTCGAAAAAAGTTCCTCCACTGTGTTCTGCATTCTTTGTTTGTTGATAGAGATAATCTAAACATGGTGTGGTGTAATTTAGGTCAAAGTATTTAAACACTAACACTCTTCTGATATTACCGAATGTTTTACTTAGAGGTCTTGCGGCATGTAATAAACTAGAATTAAATATGAATACTCTTCCCTCTTTTGGTAATACTGATTTTATAATTTCATCATTCTCAAATATAACAGTCTCACCACCCCAATTGATATCCCATTCTTCATTCAAATATATGATTGCTGTCTTTTGAGGAATATTTGAATTTTTAGAATCTACATGTGCCGCTGCATCATTACCAAAACAATAACCATTAATGTATGCTCGTTGGATGCCCCAACCATCCATGTCTAATTCTTGGTGTATTTTTTCTAAAATTGGTGACCACATTTCAACAGACCTCATATCAAAATAAGTATCAAATCCGGCATCACATATGTTGTGATTCCAATGTAAGAATTCTTTTGTGTCGACATTCGAAGGCCAACCATAGTGAAAGGGTAGAGATTGTTGTGACACTCCTCTGACCAAGTCATTTGAAACCTGTTTAACAATCATTAACTGAATCTCTTCATATCTCTTAGAGTTTCTTTATCACTTTGTATGCTCTGATAATTAGCATGTGCCTGAAGTGTAATCTCTGGAATCTCATACTGTGGAAAAGATGTAATTAGTTTGTGAATTAGACCTGCAACATCTTGGTGTTTAACACTCGGTAGATTATCATCATTAAGTAATCCTAAATTAAGTGTGGTCATTTTGTATCTCTTCTTAGAGTTGTACTGGTAATTATTTGCAAGGTGATTGAGTTGTGCTTTCTCACTTGCATACACATAACCTTTTGATATGTTTGGTTGACTTGCACGACTGGAGATATTGATAATGAATTTTGTTTTCTCACCTTCCCAGGCTTCATGTGCAATCGATAGAATCTCTGATTGGTCTTGGTGTGCAAGATTGATTAGAACATCACAAGGTTTGTATCCTCTGAACACCCAACAATCTGCCCCATTCATTGTAATATCTTCACAACGAATTGGTGATACCTCTATTGTATTACCTTGATAAGGTGTTGCTTCAAGTGTGTCTTTAATAATCTTTGCAAGACCACTAGTTCCTGTTATTGCTATTCTCATATTATACTCCATTTAAAA